AACAAACGTTTTAAATCAAAAAACCCCCTAAAAAAGGGGGTTTTTGTGTTAAAATAAGGGGTATTTATACCTAAAAATAGGGTAAATTAGTTGTTTTCAGGGGTATCTTCCTTGAAAAAATTGGTTAAAAATTTACCCACAACACCCAAACCTATGGAAGCTATTATTAACCCTTTTAGCTCTGTTGGGGTAAATATCTCTTTTAAACTTTCAAATTGCCATATCCCACCTATTGCAATGACCGAGGCGGCAGCTAAAAACCCATCACCTATCCTTCTCCACTTTTTAGGGGTAGGTTTCCAATAACTACACAATAGATTGTTGACTTTCTTTTTCATTATCTACCTTGTCCTCTATATTTCTTAGGTTTTTCCTCTCTGGGTCCATACTTTTTCTTAAGTTTACCCACTGTTTTTTTACCAAATGTTACTTTTACAGATGCTGAAGATGAAGAACTACCTTTTTTTGCCATTTTAAAGACCTTTAACTAAGTTTATTGATTGTTTTAAATATTCTTTTGTTCTTGGTGCCGGAGTATATTGATCGTCTTTTGTTTGTAAGTTTAAAACCCTTTCAATATCTTTAACTAACTCTGTACCATGTTCATTTTCTTTGTATAACTCAATTATTTTATCCATTGCTCTATGACAACCACCTGTGGTCTCATCATAATAGTTTTTGTTTCTAAATCTATTGAGATTATTCATTAGTTCATATGCTAAATGTGAACCACCGTCTTTTATGTCTTTGAAAAGTCTGATGTTGTTAAGGATCCCCAAAGTGTCTACCATGGAGTTAACTCCATCCACTCTTTTTGATATACCATTTCCGTAAGTACTAAACATATCGGAATTACCAACAATTTCATCTAACGGAATTACATTTTCTGGCATACATTTAGGAGATGATTTTTCCTTCTTACCTTTTTTTTCATTTTCTTCTTCTTTCAAGACCCTCATAACAATTCTTTTGATGTCTGATTCGTTGAGTACAATTTCTTTCATACCTTTTTTTTAAAATAAATACTTCGTTATTTTTATTTCTTTATGACTATTTATACTAATAAATATCTTTAATTAACGAATATGATAGAAAGAGCCATAAGAAAGGTTTTAAGAGAGGAATTTCATGAAAAAATGGTGATCAATGAAAGTGTTGAAATAAGTGACGCTTTAAAATACCATGTGGATAATAATATACCTCTTAATGAAAATATTTACAGAATTTATTCGGAATCTTTTTTTGATTTAATAAATGAAGTAAGAGATCTCCACAACAGAGGAATAATGAACTTATCAGACGATGATATATGGTTAGTTGAATCTGATTTAGGAAAAAAAGTTAAGTTATCCAACGGTGAAGAGGTTTACTTGGATGCACCTATTGAGATTGATGAGTATTTAACTGAAGCAGAGCATAGAGGTAGAAAAGTTAATTTAAATAGTCCTTTTAGAACACCAGGTGGACCAAAGAAATTTGCGGTATATGTAAAAACACCAAAAGGTACAATTAAAAAAGTAACGTTTGGAGACCCGAATCTTAGAATCAAAAATTCAAACAAAGGAAGAGCAAAATCTTTTAGAGCCAGACATAATTGTGACCAAAAGAAAGATAAAACAACTGCAGGATATTGGTCTTGTAATGTTTCAAGATATAGAAAAAAATTAGGATTAAAATCATCAAGAAGTTGGTAACAATTGAACAAATAGTAAAAAATGAATTAAAAAAATTTATCAATGAGTCTGATGTTAAACCATCAAAACTTGCTGTTGATAATATTTGTAATTCTAAAAAGTTCTGTGATGCTCAAGGTGAAATAACTTTTGGTCAGTTAAGAGCTTTGGTGGACTCAGCCACAAACAAAAGATTATTTAAACATATTGGTGAAGGTGGGTATAAAGCAACATTAAGATTATTACCTTGGTTTATACCCCAATTAGCGGTTGCTGGATTCATAGCATCATCTATCAGGGCGGTAAATAAAATATTAAAACCGGCTCTTACTGAAACTGAAACATATAAAACTTGGTGGGGTAAAGCAATACTCAAATCGTTTGATTTATCTGAAGGTGAATTGAACCTAAGTGACCCATTATCTAAAATATTTTTCATATCCGATGGTTTGATGACAATGTTAGATGAAAAATATAAAATTAAATTTGCACATTATATCGCAACGTTAGCCAGCGAACAACCTGATGATCAAGTAGTTCCTGAGTTTTTTGTTGAGAATGAACTTAGAAATTGGTTAAATGATAAATTTTTATTAAACCCCCCATTACAACCTAAAGTTAGTGATGACGATGTTTCAGAACTACCGTTTGAACAAAAAATAGAAGAAGGATATAAAATAAGGACATTCAATAGTAAATTAGATTCTGAAGAATTAAAATGGCACTTTGATGAAACAGACAGAGAAGTAATTGTTATGGAATCTAAAGGATGGATGTTTCAAATGGACAATGAATTACCTATATTCTTAAAAGAGGGGGATAAAATATTCGTCCCAAAAGGAGTTTACCATAGAGTTTTAAAAGGTGATGGTAAGTTAAAAGTTAAGATCAAAGAGATATATTAAAATGGAAGTTAAGAAAAAAATAATTTTAGAAATAAGCAAAAGAAAGTTTATAATTAGAAAATTAGTTTCTGATGTCATTAATGTTTATAAACAAAATGAAGAAGGTGAATTTTTGTTACCTGAAGATTTAGATGGACAACATGTTTATGAATTTCCTAAACTAAAAAACCCAATACAGGTGGAGTTAACAATTTTTCCTGACGATGAGATCGAAACTTTCATAGTTGACGCAGATTACTTTGACGAAGAAGGAATAATTGCAATTACAATAATTTATAATCCTGAAGAAAAAATTAAAATCATTTATGATTTGATTGGTGAATTAAATGAAATTATCGCACACGAACTAAGACACAATTATCAACATTTAGTTGGTATGTTTGAGTTTGATCCTGAAGAGATGAAAAAATCCGAAGAAGATCCTGTTAAATATTATACACAACCACACGAATTAGATGCTCAAGTATATGGTTTTACAAGATTGGCAAAATTAAGAAAAGTTCCATTTGAAGATGTGGTAAGGAATTGGTTTGAAACACATAAAGAAATACACCAAATGAATGATCAAGACGTTGATTTTGTGATTGGAAAAATAATTGAAACTAAAAGAAATAATTAAGATTTTTTACCGATAAATCTCTTTATCATTTTTGAAATTATTTGCTCAACCGTGGATTTGGACGCTAATGTTGTAAAATAACCAGATAAACCAATTATAAACTTATCCATTTCCATATCGGTAAAATTACTTTCTGCGAATGTTAATAAAACTTTTAATACCCCCAATAAAAAAGTAAAAGCCAAAACATTTGATATTGAAGAAAAAGTAATACCCAAACTTTTTATGAATTCATAAAATGCTGTTTTCAAAGCCTCAGTTTTATCCAACATTAAATTAAACTCATTGATTAACCGGTTGTCCCTAATTAAAATTAATATCCTATTCAATAATTCGTAATTATTATAATAATAAGTCATTATTGTTCCTACAGCAATTAAAGATAATTCTGAATCACTTAAGTCGGGAAGATTTCCCCTCATAATTTCATAAACAGGACCTACCAATCCACCTATGGTGACTGAGTACGTTAAAATAAACTTTAAATCTAAATTAAAGTCTTTTTTTACGTCTGAGACAATTCTTTTTATTAAGTTTTTATTTTTTTCACTTTCACCCTCAATACTTTTTTTGGCGGTCTCTAATAATACTTTTCTATATTGGGTTTCGTTTATAATAATGTCCATATCTATAAATACTTTGGATTTGTTTATTATTTAGTTTTTACTAACTAAGAGTATTATAAGTAAAAATGAAAAAACATTGATATTTATAAACAAAAAACACCATGAATCAATATTTTTTTAGCGTCTCTAAAGCAGAAAGAGAAAACATCTTAGATCAACATAAAACAATTTATGATGGTCATGTGACCTTATACGGTCAACAAAGTAACATGAAACCATTGTATGTACAAGACCTTGCAAATGATAAAGGAGGAATTACAGTTTCTAATAAAGGAAATGTCTCAACCTATAAAAACGTTGGTATCAATGAAGATATAGATAGAAGAGATAGAATTGGGGATGGACCATATGATTTGAAAAATGGTACTGTTGATGTTGATTCTTTTACAGACACAATGAATTCAAACCATGAAATGATGCACGACACATATCCTGCACCAGGATATGATGATGAATATATTTCTTTGGGGAAAGAATTTGACGATGATGATGATATGGTTGAATTTGTTTTTAGTATGAATGAAGAAGATGATGAGATAGATGTGACTCTAAGTACTGGAGCTGAAGAAACATATGATCCTTACTATGAATATGACATTGATGAAGTAGGTGATTTTAAATCAGACCAAATAAATGAATCAATTTTAGAAGTGGACGAAGATTTACAAGATGACTTTGAAGAAAAACTTTTTGAATCTTTAGACATGTTTAGAAGATTTAAAAAATATAATTAAATGGAAATCCAAGAACTAATCTTTTATTATTTACACGAAGACACAAGAACATTAGAAGTTAATTTTCGTCTTTCTATAGACTCTGAGGATGAATTTAGATCAGATATAATTGATTTAACGGAAACTGATGACTTTGGTTACAATGTAATAATGGACGATTTAGAAATCTTGAATGATTATTCTGACGAAGACATAATAGATGAAGATGAGTGGGGTGATATTGATTTGATCGACGAAGATAATCTTATATCATTTCTAAACGAGTATTACATTGTAAACCCAAGTAAACTACCAAATTCACAGTTGGTTTAAGGACCAACTCTTGTCAAATACATTGTAGTTGATTCCATAGGACCGGAATTTCCATAGTCATAACTTCCTGATGTACGAATAACTAAACTTTCGGCACCATCATCAATTATTTTCCATGTTCTTCTTGTACCATTATAGTCAAATTGAATATAACCTAATTCATATGCACTGTATTGACCATGAACGAAGTAGTAGTACTTATCAGTCCAAACAGTAGACCCATTAGGATATTCAACTGGATTCATATAGATTGTTGCATAGTCCATAGCAATTCTTGTCTCACCAACAACAATTGAATCCAATGGAGACGTTTCACTTGGATTAACATAGGCTTGTCCTGGGTAATAAACAAGAAATGTCGGATCATTACCGATTGACTCATAGGTAATTTTATCAATTCTGTACTCACCACTTAAACTAAGAGTTGGTGGTTCTGCGTATTTAACACATGAGGTTAAAAATAATACAATTGGTAATAATAATAGGTAGATTTTCATAATATGTTTCTTTCTACAAATATAGTGATATTTTTTTACGTACAATAAATATTTATAAAAATATATGGATTACAACGAAATTCTTTTTGTATTGAAAAAATACACACCAAATGATGATGATAATGATTATTCTGAATTGGGTGAACAAGATGCTGCGGGGGGTGGAGGTACAACTGCCGCCGCATACCCAACAGTCACAAAATGGGAAACAGGTTTAACAAGAAGTGTTGCAAATCAAATCGATTATAAATCAAAGTGGAAAGATCTTTATAAGATAACAAGAGGTAAAGCCAATACATTATTAT